GATTCACACAAAGCACCTTTAATTGCGAGTCTCAAGATATTTTGGTCAGCAACTTTACCGAGACCAAATCCTGCCTCCTGAGTGTATATAGAACGTATGTCATAATGAGACATTGCTTCGTCAATGTTCGGAATGAACTGAGCATTAACTAACAGGTCATCAATCGAAACGATTCTCTCACCCTGCTTGGCAGCAGTCGGTACGATTTCCTTTCCCGGTGTATGGTAACCCGCATCACGGTACTTACCTGTCATCGGAAACTGGGCTGACTTACCTTTTGATATTGTTCGCACACGATGCAAAGGCATCATGATATTCTTAGATTGGAACGCTGTAAGCACTTCTCCTGCATACAGCTTGAGGAATAATGCACGACCTTGACCAGTAGATCCAGTTGTTGCATTATCCACACCCGCCCTATGAATTGCGGTATAGTCTTGTGCCATATTGTTTTTCCTTAGATTAAGGGTTATTGGTTAATAACTCGGAAATCTCGGTCTCACAAGGTTCGGTACAAAGTTATCCTACGCATAGGGCTAGGTCTTACTTTTTGGTTTTGTCCTTTGTTTCTTTGTTAGAGCACACTTGAAAATCTCAACTTCTGTGCCACACGTGCACGGTAAGCTGGATCTTGTCCATACTTCGGATCGCTCATTGCCGAAGTAAGTTCTGCTAGTGATTCAAAGCGAGGAGCTATGTCCTCTCCTACATCACCAGACAGTAGGTTTGGTGGTATACCCACCGAATTTTGATAACGAGCTTGCATACCTAGTACAGCAAAGTTAGTGTTTGCATCTAGGTTTTCAATTTGTTTATTGTAAGCTTCAACTTCCCAAGGTTGTAGGTTGTCTGCTGCCCACTCCATCATCAGATTATAATTCTCCTCTCCACCTACCTCGTTATATAGGTGTTCAACAGCTTGTTCAGCTACAGCTTCTTGGCCTTCTAACCAAGTGGAAACCATCTGTTCGGATATTCCTTGTTCATCAAGAGCTTTTATTGCTTCCTTAGATAAGGTACCTGTCTCGTTATACTCATCTTGAAACACACTAAAGTCTAATCCCCTATCATCAAGTAGTTTGTGTACTTGAGAGGGCGTGGTGTTCATTATTTCTGGAGCTTCCTCATTTTGGAATCTCTCTTGCTCTGCTTGTTGCTGTCTTTCTTCTGAACTTGAATGGAATTGTCGTTCTAAATTATTGTATGCTTGTGCTAACTCTTCAGCAGAACTGAATTTTTCAGGGAGCCACTCAGGTCTATCATCATTTCTAGTGTACAGTTCTTCTGATTGGTCACTAGGTTGAATAGGTTCCTCCATTTTAGCAAACATGTTATGTACATGTTCTGATGATCCTACTTGATTTATACCTTCTCCTCCATATGTTTGAACTTCTTCTGTCATTATGTTTCCTTCTTACTGTGTGTTAATTATGCATTACCCATTTGTTGTGTCATAGCTTCTTGCATTTGTTGAGCCATCTCAGGATTATTAGCCATCTGATCATTCATACCTTTGACCATATTTGGCGTTGCTCCTTTAATAACATCAGCTTGCATTTGTGCTTGCTGTGCTTGCTCCATTTGTGCTTGCTGTGCTTGTTGGGCTTCTGCTTGTTCCTGTTGAATCTGTTCATCAGTCTTGATCAAACCTCCTGTGTCAATACCAAGAGATGCTCCTAGTCTATCCATGTAATCATCAATGTTTAATTTCTGTGATAACACTTCTGGCCCTAGTGGAGTTAGGTACTCTAAGAATTGAGATAGTTTGTTTAGATCTTGACCACGACCTAACGCTTCCATACCAGTAACAATCTGTGGTTTAACTGACTCTTTTGGAAACTTAGGCATCTTCTTCTTCTTAACCATTTTACCAAGAAGAATATTGATTAGTGGTAATTGGAACTCTTGAGAGAGAACAGAGTACACACCACCAAGAGCACTTTCTAATTCTTGTGCCATGAAGCGTATTTCTTCTGCTGTTACTCTTTCAGCGTTCCTTTGAACAGAGGAATTAAGAAGGAAAGCCGCAGCTAACCTTTCTTGTATATCTCTTAACATATCCTGTGCAATTCTAAAGTCATTAAACTTATCAACTTGCAATGTAGATACGTCATTTTTATCACCTTGTACTATTGCACCGCTTGGTGCATCAGCTATTGTTTTTATTCTAGTAGTACCGTTAGGTCTAACTAAGAATAATACTTTGGAAGCAGCCGCAGATCCCTCCACAATAGCTTGAGATAGTGCTTCAAGTGACTTAAGATCCCCAAGGTACTCTTCTACTAACCCTCGACCATAAGACTCTCCATCAACTCTACTAAAACGTAGTGGAATAAATGGGTTCTTATCAATAGGAAATTTGCCGAAGGATTCGGGGATAATAGTAGATCCTATTTCTTGGTGTATGTGCCAATACTTTCCCTTATTGCACACATAAGTAAATAGCTCATAGGGCTTGTCAGGAGACTCAGGGGAAAGTTCCTGTGGTGAAGGAAGCCCTAGAGCTACTCTTGCGTTTTCCGGTACAGTTTTTGCATCTAGTGATTCTTTAGTTATTATGTAAAGTAGTTTACCCATTGGATCACGTTTGCATACAAACCTATCCAAGTGGAACACTCTCATACCACCTTCTTCTGGTAGATAGAGAAGGCAATTACCTGTAGTTATTAAATGTTTTAATGCTTCAAATACTGGGACACGGTAGGCTTCTGTTTCTATCTCATTCATAGCCGAGCGTTCAATCTTTGCAAACCCTTCTTCAACTGCTCCCCTTTGTTCTGGGCCGACTAACTCTTCTATATCAAAATCATCAATGGTTAGTCTAAAGAATGGAGAGTTAGGTGGGAGAAGAGTTAACAAAAGTTTACTTGCTAGGTGATTGACACCTCTTGCTCCAATACTTTGATAGGGGGTTTGGAAGGTAGTAGTCCAATTTGAACCTTGGTCTTTGAGTAAGGTAGGTATTGTTAGTTTAGCACACTCTCTAGCCCTATTAAGGTAAGCTTCCCTTTGGGAAAATCCTTGTTCATATAGACTCTTAAGTTGAGCACCTTCATAAACATTCTTCATACTCTAGCACCTGATGACCCTTTCTTTTGAATCTTTCTTAGTTTTCTTTTACCACCTGAACCTACAGTATTCTTTTTAGTAGTAGCGAGTAAGTCCGAACCTCTCATATTTTGTCGCCCACCTTGACCCATTGTTGCAGATTCTCCCGGTGTTCTAGTACTACCGGGGCCATCTTTCGGTGTTAATGCATTTATCATACCACCGCCCCCCATTTTTTCTGCTATTTGAGTTTTGTAATACTTTAGTCCACCTTTAATATCTTCACCAAGTCCTAGAGTATTATTTTTTAGGTTGGTTACCCCTGTACCTAACGTGTTTCTTAGGTCTGTTGTAGTCTTAGTAATTGATTTACCTACATCTTTACCAACATCAAGGACACCTTTTCCTATATCTGTAACTCCTTTCCCTAGATCTGTAACTACCTTTGGTAAGTCAACCTTTGGTTTTAAATCATTTATGGATTTATGAGTGTGTGGTATATTAATTCTACGGTAACCTGTATACCTGTTCCCTATTCTCTTTGTTCTTGAGTGGCACAGAGTTACTTCTCCATCATAGTCAAAAGACTTTGAGGATTCCTCAACTAGTTCTCCTTTGTTATCATCCCATGTGTAGATAACTTCAGTATAAATCTTCATGCTGTATCTCCTTTTGGCTTTTTCTTTCTAACAGTTAGATTTGCGGATGCTCCTTTAGGGTCTTTATTATCTGTCCCAGAGAGATCTGCTTTTTTACCACTACCTGAACTTGTTTGAGTTTGTCCACTAGATGAATAGTTTGCTTCAGATGTAGATGTATCTTCCTCTTCTTGGTATGGGCCACCAGTTCCCGGTATGGATTCAGTATTTCTCCTTATGATTTCTCTTCCGTCCTCCATTCCCATTTCAAATGAGTCGTACATATCTCCGCTAACTTGTCCAGCATTATGTTGAGCCGCTTGTGTTTGAGGATCTACCTTCTCCTTTCTATATTGTCGTGCTCTTTGATCTGCTGAGTACTTAGCATCTGTTAGTGTTTGTGTGTTCTCACCTAAAGTTCCACCGCCCATATATTATCCTTCATTTATGAATAGTCTCCAATCCCCGCCTTCTGTACCGGGGAGGTAATTTAGTTTTTTAGATAGTAAAGAAAAGTACGGAGACTCAGGTTCACATGGTAAAACAAATCTATGTACTCCTTCATTAGCTAGAAGGGCACTCATTGCTTGGAATACTGAGTACGAATCTCTTCCTCTTATTTTTTTAGTGTGCATCCACCAATAAACTGTTGGACTAAATAAACAAAATGCACCTACAATAGTATCATCATTCTTAACCACATGAGTAGGCATGAGTGGATACCTGTTACCATCCTTCTCTGCTTCCTCATAAATTTGTAGTCTCTCTTCTTCTGATGCTATTGGTCTTATGTGTACGTGTGTAAGTGTTCCCATAGTGTGTGTGTGTGTGTTAAAGTTATACGTTAAGCTATACCTGAAGTCCACCACCTTTATACTTTGAGTGAGCCTTACCTTTAGCTTTACCTTTTCGTTTCTTCGTATACTTAGCTTCTGATACCTCAGACTTAGGAGCGTTTACTATTTGCATCTCTGCTTCTGCTATGTCTGGTGTGTCCATCTGTGCAGGAGGGGGAGGAGGTGGAGGCATCTGAAGTTTTGGTGCCGATGGTGGCCTAGCTCCCATAACTCTCCTCATAAATTTGTGCAAGTCTATCTACTACAGACTGTTGTCCTTGAAGGAATGAAAGCTCAGACATGTCACAGCCTCTAGGCGGTAGCTTATCAGGAAACATTTCTTCTAAATATTGTAATAATTCTTTTGATACCAAGTTGTTATAGTCCATAAATGTCCACTTTTGTATTAAAGTTCACAAGAACCTGAGACACAAGCTAACTCTTGTGATCCAGAGGTGTTATCAAGTGTTTCATATTTAAGAAGATTATCCCAATCAATAGTAGGTAAACTCTTATTTAGCGAATCAAATTCTTCTTTAGTACATTCTGTGTAAGGGGCTTGCTTATACACATAGTCAGAGTACGGTAAAAAAGAAACTCCTGATATACTATCGAAATTATTAAAGACATGTGCGCCAACTGTGAGCCACTCTTCTTCCTTTACAGAAATAGTCTGACTAACTTTATGTTCTGCCCAAAACTTAGAGTAAATATTATGAAGCTCTAACTGGTCAGTAGCGGAAAGGTCGTTCCTTGTTAGAGAATACTTAGGGGATCTCATGGGGAATGAAAACACCATAACATTACTAGGATTAGTTATGTCAGGTTCACAAGGTACCCCGCTATCAACCAGTAGAGTGCACAGTGGATCTTTTACATCAGTTCTAACTGTCCTAATGTAGTAAGGGCTGTGTCTAGTGTGGATTCCTGAAGCAGA